GAGCCGATCACGCTGAACGTACTGCGTCGAATGGCGCGGACGCTGAAGCTGAACCACGCGAAAAAGAAAACGCGAATCCTCGCCTCGGGGCCGAATTACGACACGTCGGCCGTGGAGGCGAGTTACATCGTGTTCGTGTCCACGGACGCAGAGCCGGACATCCGTGACTTGCCGAAGTTCGTCGAGGTGGCGAAGTATGCGAACCGTTCCCCGATCAGTCCGGATGAACTGGGGACGTGCGAGGAATTCAGGTTCGTTACGTCACCGGAACTTACCGCTTACACCGATGGCGGGGCGACCACCGGGACGACGGGACTGCTGTCCTCTGGTACGAAGGTCGATGTCTACCCGTTCATCGTGATGGGCGAGGACGCCGTGTATGACGTGGCGCTCCGAGGCCTGAACAGTTTCACGATGCACCATTTGCCGCACAACAAGCCGGACAAGAGCGACCCCGGAGGTCAAAGGGGATACGTCTACTGCGGTTTTTGGGCAGCTGCGGCCATCGTCAACGGTGGGTGGATGGGCGTGATCGAAGCCGGCGTCTCGGATCTGACCTGATCTGATTAACCAAGGGGGGTCGAAAGGCCCCTCGCCATTTCAAGGAGACTCACATGAGTTTCGGCGCAGACGGAAAAGGGCAAGCAGGCCAAACGGCGTGCTTCACATACGCTGGGTTGGACGAAGGAACGGATTCGGCGACCATCAAGATCAACGCCTCGAACGGGGCGGGGATCGACTATGCGATCGACGGTATCGCGTACCACAAGGCGGACACCGATTCGATCGCCATCACGGCGCACGCGGTGCAGGCTGCGGCGACCAAGTGCTTGTACCTGGTGCAGATCGATTCGGACGGAACGGTATCCACCAAGAAGGGCACGGAAGTTCTCACCACGGCGCTCACCGCCGGGACGGACGTGCTGCATTGGCCTGATCCGGACGACAACAAGTGCCCGATTGGAGGCTACAAGATCACCAATGTCGGCTCGACCTATACCAACGGCACGACCGACATGGGATCGTTGGACACGTTCTACAACTTCGCAGGGGGCATGCCCCTGGGTCCGTTGACCTCGTGAGGAGAACGCCATCATGAAATTCAAATGGTTCAATCCGTTCTGGTTTGCCCATGCGCTGATGTTGTCTTTCGGCGCGGACGGCAAATGCATGTCTGGGGTGACGGCCTGCTTTTCAAAGGCTGGGCTGGGTATCGGGTCTACCGCAGCGGAGTTGTCGATAGCGGCGCCCAACGGCGCCGGGATCGATTTCGCCATCGACGGGTACTGCTACCACTTGGCCGACGATGCATCGACAGCGAGCGTTCCGGCTGCACTGGCGCAACAAGCCGCGGACACCGACTGTTTGTATCTGGTATCTGTCAATTCGTCCGGGACTGTGAGCGTGACCAAGGGCACGGAGATCCTGAGCGCCGACCTTGCTTCAGGGGCGAGGGTGCTGGAGTGGCCGGAACCCGTTGACGGGAAGTGCCCCATCGGCGCGGTTCGTGTTACGACGGTGGCGGTGACGTTCACGGCAGGCACGACCAACTTCAGCGCCTCAGGGGTCACCGATACGTACTACGATTTCATCGGTGGCATGCCGCTCGCTCCTCTCACCTCGTAACTCGTTGGGTCTCTCAAGACCCTGATCGTACTCAGCCGCAGTTCGGCCCGAGTTGTTTTCGGGTCGCTTTCAATCTTAGGAGATTCACATGAGCATCATCACGCAATACATCAATGCGTTGTCCGACAAACGCAATGCCAGGGCATTCCACAAGATTTTCGAGAAAACGAACAGCCTCAAGACCCTAGCTGCGGCCGGAACGACGCAGGCTACCGGCACCAGGCTCACCGGCGCGGTCAACTCCGTAACTGGTGCAAACGGCACGGCCGGCGTGGTATTGCCAGTACCAAAGGCCGGAGACCCCGGGGTGTGGGTCATCAACACCGATGCCTCGAATGATCTTCTGGTCTATCCGGCCGTGGATGGGCAGATCAACGCTCTCGGAACGGATGCGGCGTACACGTTGCCAGCGGCGCAATCGGGCTACTTTGCGCCGGTCTCTGAGATTCTCTGGTACACGGGGATTGTCGGGGCGACCTCGGCGCAGATCGCCTACCTGACGGGCGCCGTGGCGGGGACTGCCGCTGCGTCGAAGGTTCTGGTGCTGGATGCCGACAAGAAGATCGGGGACTTGGCACAGATCAACGTGCTCGGCCTGGGGGCTGTGGCGACCAACCAAGCGCTGGGTGCCACGGCCCTTGACGCGAACACCACCGGCGCGCGGAACACCGCTGTTGGGGTTGGTTCGCTCTCGGCGAATACCACGGGCGTTGACAACACCGGGGTCGGGAAGGACTCCCTGCTCGTGGCGACCACGGCGACAGGGAACACGGCCATTGGGTCCCTCGCAGGTGATGCTATTACCAGTGGGTCGAACAACACCTTGACGGGGTTCAACGCCGGGGGTGCGTTGACCACTGGTGCGGACAACGTGGCGGTCGGGGCGAATGCGCTTCTGACCGAAACGACCAGCGTCAACAATACTGCCGTGGGTAAGGACGCCCTCAAGTTGCAGATCGCCGGCGCTGGAGGGAATACCGGCGTTGGGGCTTTCGCTGGAGACGCGGTTACGACCGGAGCGGCGAATACTCTCGTTGGCTACAACGCTGGAGGGGCGCTCACGACCGGCGCGAACAATACCGCAGTCGGGAAGGATGCGCTGCTTGTCGCAACGACCGGAACGGGCAATACCGTTGTGGGAACGACTGCGGGCAACGCGATTACCACGGCGTCGAACAATACGCTGATGGGGTTGGACGCTGGTGGTGCTCTCACCACGGGGGCAAGCAACGTGGCGATCGGTAAGGATGCGTTGCTCACGGAAACGACAGGGGTCAACAACACCGCAGTCGGTGCCGGGGCGCTGCAACTTCAAGTTGCTGCGGCAAGCGGCAATACCGCCGTGGGTGCGTTTGCGGGCGACGCCGTAACGACCGGGGTGGCCAATACCCTGATCGGACTGAATGCCGGGGGTGCACTCACGACCGGCGCCTCGAATACGGCGGTGGGTGCCAGCGCGTTGCTGACCGAAACGACAAGCGTGAACAACACTGCGGTAGGAGCCTCCGCTCTTACGTTGGCGGTTGCTGGGGCGGGCGGTAACACAGCTGTCGGAGCCTCGGCCGGCGCTGCGGTCACGACAGGATCAGCCAACGTGGCGATCGGGTTCCAAGCCCTCCTGACGGAAACCACTGGCGTGAATAACGTGGCGGTCGGTAAGGACGCCCTGAAGTTGCAGGTAGCAGCTGCGTCTGGTAACACCGCAGTAGGCGCTTTCGCCGGGGACGCTGTAACCACAGGCGTGGGGAATACGCTGATCGGATTGAACGCGGGCGGGGCACTGACAACGGGTGCGAACAACACCGCAGTCGGAGCGAGCGCGCTACTCACCGAAACCACGAGCGTCAGCAATACGGCGGTCGGCGCCGGAGCGCTACAGCTTCTGCTTGCCGGTGCCGGCGGTAACGTTGCCGTCGGGAAGGATGCCGGGAACGCCTTGACCACGGGCAGCCTGAACGTCGCCGTTGGGCTCGATGCGCTTGGCGCGGACACCACCGGAGCGAGCAACGTGGCGGTTGGGAAAGACGCCATGCTCGTGGCCACTGGGTCACTGCGTTGCGTTGCGGTGGGCGCTACCGCTCTGGACGCGATGACCACCACGGGGGCGGACAGTACTGCGGTGGGCTACGACGCCCTCGGGGGGAATACCACCGGGGTACAGAATACCGCCGTCGGGTCTGGAGCAGGGAACAATCTCACCGTCGGGACCAACAACACTTGCGTTGGGTACAACGCCACGGCCTCGGCGAACAATGCCACCAACGAGTTCACGCTTGGGGCCGGTGTCACGGTGATCCGTTCCGGCGTGACGACCATCACGGCCATCTCGGACGGGCGCGACAAGATCGACATCGCGCCCTTGAGCCTCGGGCTTGATCTGCTGCGGAAACTGCGGCCGGTACAGTTCCGCTGGAACCGCAGGGACGGCAAGAACCCGCACAAGGAATTGGTGCCAGGGTTCGTCGCTCAAGACCTTCTCGAGGCCGAGAAGGATCTGGATGCGGAGTGGCTCAACTTGGTCTACGACGCCAATCCTGACCGTCTGGAGTCGTCCACGGGACAACTGGTCCCGCCGATGGTGAAGGCGATTCAGGAACTGGCCGCCAAGGTCGAGCGTCTGGAGGCTCGTGTATGAGCCTTGCCTTGCGAGGCTTCAACCCTCCGGTGATCCCGGAGGGAGTTGTTCACCCCCTGCGCCTGCATCTTGGATGTGGGCGCACGATCCTACCAGGATCGGTCAACATCGACTCGGTGAAGTTACCCGGCGTTGACCTGGTGTTCGACCTAAACGAGTGTCGGCATAGTCCGTTGCCGTACTCCGAAAACTCGGTTGACGCGTTCTTCATGTCTCACGTGATAGAGCACATCCCGGACACGCTGGCCCTGATGCAGGAGCTGCACCGTATTTCAAAGCCAAGCGCGATTCTCACGGCGAGAACGCCCTACGGATCGAGTGATGACGCATGGGAAGACCCGACGCACGTCAGGCCCTACTTCATCCAGAGCTGGGGGTATTTCAGCCAGCCGTTCTATTGGAGGGCTGACTACGGGTTCCGCGGCGACTGGCAGCCGGAAACGCTTGCGCTACAAGTGGACGCGGAGGAGATGAAGGGACTCGACCCGCAGCAGATCCTGAAGAAGGTTTTCAAAGAGCGGAACGTCGTCAAGGAAATGATATGCACCTTAAGGAGCGTCAAGCCCATTCGCGAGACGCGAAAAGAGTTGCAGGTCCTTCCAAAAATTACTTTCGTACCAACATGAGAAAAATCCTGATTGGCACCCCGTGCTACGACGGGAAGATCGAAGTCTGGTATGCGCACTCGTTGCGTACCACGGAGCGTCTTGGTGCGGAGAAAGGCATCGAGTTCACGCCGGTCTACATGTCCTACGATTCGCTGGTCCAGCGGGCGCGGAACGATCTTGTCCAACTCGCCATCACGGGCGGATTTGACGAACTGTTCTTCATCGACGCGGACATGCGCTGGGAAGCGGAATGGGCGATTGAACTCCTGGGGCACGATGTGGATGTGGTCGGGGCAGCGTATCGAAAGAAGACCGACGATCAAGAACTTTACACCATCAAAACCAAATACCCGGTCCCGATCGACATCAAAACCGGGCTCTGGATTGTGGAGGGGCTTGGAACAGGGTTCCTGCGGCTATCGAAGAAAGCTCTGCTGGCCTTGTGGGGCGCCAGCGAGGAATACACCAACGAGGGCAAGTCATGCAGGTGGGTGTTCGATGTGTTCCCCGTGGATGGAGAACTGATGGGAGAGGACATGATTGCCTGCGAGAAACTGCGGCAACTGGGCTTCAACATCTACATGGACCCATCCTTCACGCCGATTCACATCGGGGTCAAGCAGTATTACGGGAACGTTGCCAGTTACGTCGAGGAACTGAAAAAGAAACTGGCATGAACTCGTTCTTCGCCGAGTACCGTGAGGGCCTGGCCCTATTGAAGCGATCTCGTTACTTGGATTTCCCCCGCGAGATTTCGATCGAGACAGCAACCGTCTGCAACGCGGCGTGCTACTTCTGCCCGTACCCAAGCATTGAGAGAAAGGGTACGAAGATGGCGGATGCTTTGGTGGAGAAGATCCTTGCAGATCTCCAGGACGTTCCACGCGACCTGCCATTCACGATCAGCCCGTTCAAGGTCAACGATCCGCTCCTCGATGTACGCATCTTCGACATCATCGCGGAGATCAATGGGCGTCTGCCCCAAGCGTCGATACGGATGTTTTCGAACGGTTCTCCGCTGACCGCGAAGAACGTTGGAAGGTTGGCCAAAGTGGAGCACCTCGTGCACCTGTGGGTATCGCTCAACAGCCACAAGCCGGGGCGCTACGAGGAGATCATGCAACTACCGCTGGCGCGCACGTTGGAGAACTTGGACGCCCTTCATGCTTCGAAAGCGGGCGGCGAATTCCCGCATGACGTGGTGGTATCGAAAATCCGCGAGGACACGCCTGATGACGATGAGTTCCATCGGTTCGTCATCGAAAGGTGGCCGCTCTTTCGGATCGGGATTATTTTCAAGTCCGAGTGGTTAGGGCAGGTCCCTGGACTGGAGTCCGTTCGCAAGGTTCCGCTTCTTGGCTGCGCTCGTTGGTTCGAGATGTCGATCACTTCAACAGGCGTGGTCGCGATGTGCTGCATGGACGGGAAAGCAGAACATCCCATCGGGGATGTTTCCAAGACGCACGTCCTGGAGGTCTACAACAATCCTGAGTACCGGAGATTCCGGGAAAAGTTCATTACCAGAATGGAGGGATCACCCTGCATGACGTGCACGCATTTCTGATCTGAAGCGAGTCGTCTCACCCAGCCCCTTCCGGGGCTGGAGGTCTTTCAAAGGAGTACTGTAATGCCGCGAGTTCAAGAGCATGAAGCCGAAAAGAAGGAAGCAACCCCAGCCCAATTGGCCGCGAGAGCAGAAGGCGCCAAGCGGCTGCGCGCCGCAGCTGCGCGCCGCAAGGTCGCATCGGCCCGTTCGACACGGCAATTCGTCGAAACAGAGGAGGAGAAGGTCGGGCAGGATCGCCCCCGCAATATGAAGACCAGGGGGCCGGCTCGTGAAGCCTTGGAGCCGCAGTTCATCGAACCGGTAGAAGGCCCGCTCAACAAAGAAAAGATCAAAGTCCTCGCGTTCATGGAGGAGATGGTCACGGTCATGGTGCACGACACCACGAATCCACTTGACGCCCCGATCCCGGAGATCATCAACGGCGGTGACAGGAACCGTCAGTACTTCATCCGAGGCCAAGAGCAGACGGTACGCAGGAAGTACATCGAGGTGCTGGCCAGAATGAAGAAAACCAGCTACACCCAAGAGAAATACAAGGACGGCAACGGGGATGATGCCTACAGGCAGATTCCGCACACGACCCTGATGTATCCATTCGTCGTGACCAAAGACAGCCCAGAGGGGCACGCATGGTTGAAGCGGGTTCTGGCAGAGGCGTAAATCTTGAGCACGTTTTTGCAGTTGTGCGTTGACGTTCGCCGGGAGTGCCACATCGCCGGTACCGGCCCTACTGCGGTGGCCGGGCAGACCGGGGAACTGGAGCGCGTGGTCGAATGGACGGCGCAGTCCTACACGGAAATCCAGGGGAGACATCAGAATTGGAGATGGCTTAGATCAACGTGGTCCGTGAACACGGTTGCTGGCGATGACACCTACGCCGGGACGGACTGCACCGATACCAGGTTGGTGGCCGGCATTTCACGTTTTTCCCGTTGGTGGGCCGTGGACGAAGCTGGATATTGCAACGTCAAGAGTTATCTCTCTTCCGGTGGTGTCGGTGGTGAGGGGTACTTGATCTGGCTGCCGTGGAATTACTTCCGCGACCTTTACAAAAAGGGCACGCAGAACAATGGTCAGCCGATCCACTGCACCATTGACCCCCAGAACAACCTCGTCCTGGGGCCTAAGCCGGATGCCGTGTACGTGATCTCAGGCGAGTACCAGATGAGCGCACAAGTTCTCGCTGCTGATGCAGATACTCCTGAGATGCCGTCGCAGTACCATCAGTTGATCGTGTACGACGCGATGCGCAAGCATGCCGGGTTCAAGTCCGCCCCCGATGTGATGGCTCGCGCGGTATCGGAAGGAAACAGGGTGTTGCGACAACTGGAATTGGATCAACTTCCGAACGTGCAACTTGCGCCACCGATGGCATGAAAAGTCAGGTGCAACTGCGACAATTCAGGGCCGCAAAGGTGGTCCCGGAATTCGTCGCTTTCGCTGGGGGGGTTGACGCCGAGACACCGCCGTTGTTCGTGAAGCCAGGCTTTGCCCGCGAGTCGCAGAACTACGAATGTGACGTGAACGGCGGGTACGCGAGAGTCATGGGATATGAGCGATACGATGGGCAAACCAGTCCATCGGATGGTGCCTATGCGGTGATCACGGCCACGATCACGGGGACGATTGCGGTTGGTGATACCGTGACCGGAGCGACTTCCGGTGCCACGGCGGTTGTGATTGCTAGACCTGCCGGGGAAGTGGTGGTCACGAAGATCACAAACACCTTCCAGAACCCAGAGGACCTGACTGTAGGCGCGGTTGTGCAGGCGGCCACAACTTCGCTTGCGGTGACAGATGGGGCGGCGACTCCCCTGCTTCACGCAACGTACAAAAATCTTGCGGCAGACGAATACCGGGACGACATAGCGGCAATCCCGGGCTCCGGGAATGTGCTCGGGTTCATCAAGTTCGGCGGGGTCGGGTACGGCTTCAGGAACAATGCAGGCGGCACGGCAGCTGCGATTTATAAGACCTCCGTGTCTGGCTGGACAGCGGTGACGCTTTTCAACGAGATCAGTTTCACCGTAGGGGCCGTGGCTGTGCCGGCAGAGGGGGCAACTCTGACGCAAGGTGGAGTTACGGCAACTCTAAAGAGACTGGTTTTGACATCCGGCACTTTCGCGGGCGGGAATGCGGCAGGCAGATTCATTATCTCTAACCCTGCGGGAGGTGACTTTGCTGCTGGTGCTGCAACTCTGACTGGTGGCGTGACCTGTACGCTATCTGCGATTCAAACGGCCATCACGCTCCTTCCAGATGGGCGGTATGAATTCAGGGTGGAGAACTTTGGAGGATCCGTTGCGACCCGCAGAATCTACGGCTGCGACGGGGTCAACCGCGGCTTCGAATTCGACGGGACCGTGTTCGTTCCGATCACAACCGGGATGACCACGGACACACCGAATCACGTGTTCAGCCACAAGAACCAACTGTTCTTTTCCTTCGGCGCCTCGGTGCAGCACGCGGCACCGGGTACGCCGTATATCTGGTCTGTGCTACTCGGCGCAACGGAAATCGCCATGGGCGACACCGTGACCGGGTTCATGAGCCAGCCAGGCACTTCTGCAACATCCGCTTTGGCGATCTTCACCAGAAACAGATGCAGCATCTTGTACGGTTCTGGCGTTTCGACATGGGACTTGGTTCCTTACAGGGATGAGGTCGGGGCCTACGCCTACACCATCGCGGACATCGGGAACACGATTTTCCTTGATGACCGTGGCGTCACGAGTTTCCAGACATCGCAGGCATTTGGTAACTTCGCGCACTTCGCGCTTTCGAACCGACTGCGGACGTGGGTGAAGGACCAGAGAACCAAATCCACAGCCGCATGCATCAGCCGTGATAAGGCGCAGTACCGGCTCTTCTTCAGCGACGGCTACGCGCTTTTCGTGACGATGAACGGCAGCAAACTGGTTGGGATGATGCAGATTCTTTTCCCCAAAGCGGTCCGGTGCGTATGGTCGAGCGAAGAGTCAGACGGGTCTGAAACAATCTACTTCGGGTCCACGGACGGCATGGTCTACCAGATGGAAAAAGGAACCAGCTTCGACGGAGACGCAATCGAGCACTACCTGCATTTGTCCTATCTGTTTTCGAAATCTCCGAGGTTCGACAAGACCTACCACAATTGCACGCTGGAAATATCAGGGACTGGATACGCGAGCCTGAGCTTCACCTACCAATTGGGATACGGTTCAACAGACATCGAGCAACCGGGAAGTGAAACAGGGGCGACGAACTTCTCGGCAGGTCGATGGGATATAGGGAACTGGGACACCGGCTTCTGGGACGGGCGCACACTGGAACCGTCTCACTTTGATATGGTCGGGACGGCAGAAAACGTCTCGATCATGATTCGCGGGAATTCCGACATGGACGCGTCTGTCCGGTATTCCGGGGCGCTGATCAATCACTCACCACGACAGGGGTTGCGATGAGCAACGAATATTTCAATGTCACGCCGGTCCCGACAACCGGGGCAGCGCTATCGTCTTCAACAATACGCGCAGAGTTCGCGTTGGTGGCGGCGATCGGGGACAAACTACCGGTGCTGGCTGGGAACGGAAGCAAGGCGTGCGTGATCAACGCTGGTGGAACAGCTGTGACTGTGACCACCGGCACGCTGACACTCGCCGGCAACTTCGCCACATCGGGAGCGAGCGCCATCACGCTGACCAGCAGCGGCGCGACGAATGTCACTTTGCCTACTACCGGGACGCTTGCGACCCTGGCCGGCACAGAAACTCTTTCGAACAAGACGATATCAGTAGGAACGAACGAAGGCATCAGTATCAAGAAGAGCGTGGCGGATGTTGGTACGTGGGGGGTGCTGATTACGAGTAGCGTTGGCACTGCGCTCGGTCTTTTGGCCGTAGGCAACAATGATGACTTTTTATATTTTGGCGCGAACGATGCTTCTATCACCACTGTGGCGGTCGGCGGTGTGACCGCAGGGGCTTGCTCTGGTGGTATCAACCTTCAAACCGATAATGACGTTATCCAATTTAAGGTTCTGCATACCGCATCTGCGACCAACTACGCCACCGTAACGGGATCGAATGGTGGGAATCCAACGATCTCAACCAGCGCCGGCAGCCTTGCGATCACGCCAGCTGTGGTCATGGCTGGAGATCTTGAGATAGGTGGAGGGGATCTGACGACCTCGCAGACCACGTTCAACTTGATCAATACCACCGCTACGACAGTGAACTTTGCCGGAGGTGCTTCCACAGCCCTGAACATCGGTCATGCGAGCGGGACGAACACGATTCTTGGCGCGACAACGTTCTCCCAAGCCATCACGCTGAGTTCTGCGTCGAATCTCGGGACTCCAGCGACGTTGGTGGGGACGAACATCACCGGAACGGCGGCAAGCCTTACCGCCGGGACGGCATCTGCTGTTGCGGTGGGCGGCGTTACCGGACTGGGCACCGGGGTCGCGACGTTCCTGGCAACGCCATCCAGCGCGAACCTAGCCTCTGCTGTCACGAATGAAACCGGAAGCGGTGCTCTGGTGTTCGGAACGTCTCCGGCGATCACCACTTCTCTTACCACCCCGTCCTCGTCGTTTGATCTGATCAACACCACGGCAACGACGGTCAACTTTGCGGGCGGGGCGTCAACTGCCCTGAATGTGGGCCACGCGAGCGGGACACTGACTCACCTTGGAGTGCTCGTCAACAACAAGGCCACATACATCGGAGACACCAGCAATGCGAAGTCCACGCTCGGCCTGACGATCAATCAGGGAGCTGCTACCGACGAGATACTGAGTCTGAAATGCAGCGATGCGACCCATGGGATGACGAGTGATACGGAAACAGACACATTCGGGAAATTCACATCGATGAACATTGCCGGAAGCACGAAACTGCGAATAGATGGATATGGAGAGCTTACGGGGGGGCTTATTCTGTCCGGGAATCATGTAACAGATGACACCACAAAAAGCACATCAGGGCTTGGAGCAATCTGGCTGTTGGCCAATCTGAAAAGTGGTACGACTGTAGGAGATTGCGGGGCCAACGCCAATCTTGTCGTGGTGAGGAACGGGACCACAACTCGCTTCATTCTCGATGCTGACGGAGACTCGCATCAGGATGTGGGGACCGCATGGACGAACTTTGATCACCTTGATGACGTGGAAGTACTGGATGCGCTGTCCTACCACGTTTCAAGGGACGGGGACCCGATCAAACGAAAATTCGGAGAGTGGATGGCCGAACGGCGTGACGTGCTTTCACAACAGCGCCTAGTAGCCTTCAACGAAGATGGCCATCATTTTGTCAATATGAGCCGTCTTGCCATGCTGCACACTGGAGCGATTCGGCAACTGGCCGAACGTATCGCCTCAGTAGAGCGGCTGCAACTGGGACAAAGATGATGAACGAAGTCAACGCACAAGACCTTGTAGAGGCGCTTGAGCTTCAGCGCAATCGTGCCATGACCGAAGCTGCAATCGCTGTGGCGCGGACCGTGCAAGTCCAAAGAGAAAACGAAGCCCTCAAAGCGCGCATCGCTGAATTGGAGAACGAGCATGCCCGGACTGATTGAATTGAATATGGGCAAGACAAGCCTGGGGAGAATCCCCGGCGAGGAGGAATTCGCCGAGATCAAGCCGGTTGGCTACGAAGCCAGCATGAGGGATGTGGACCCGACGAAAGAAACCACCGCAGGACAACTTCAAGGACTGATCGAATCAGGGAGCCCGTACATCACGCGGGCGAGAACCCGCGCTTCGGAAGCGGCGAATGCCAGAGGTTTGCTGAACAGTTCCATGGCGGTGCAGGCAGGAGAGGCGGCTGCAATTGACGCGGCCCTTCCGATCGCGGCATCCGATGCCGGGGTCTACGGCACCGCTGCCCTGACAAATCAGGCGGCGAGAAATGCCGCCCTGGGGTTCGGTGCGACAGCGTCGAATCAGGCTGGCGCAACGAATGCAGCGGCTGGGAATCAAGCGGCGAGGATTGCGCAAAGCGGTACCCAGACCAGCAGACTATCTGCTCAGCAGGCTGGCGAGCAGGGCATTCTGTCCGCTCAAGCTGCACGACAGGCTGGTGAACTTTCGACTCAACAAGCCGGTCAGCAACAGGCGCAGACAAGATTGCAGGCCGATCTGACATCGCAGCTCCAAACGCAAACCGGGTTGCAGCAACAGACTCTTGCGAGGCTCCAGGGAGAGATTCAATCCGGGCAAATCCAGAGTCAGGCAGACCTCAACCGCAGGGCGCAAGAGGAACGCTCGCGTCAGATCATTGCAGAACAAGCGGCGGCAGCCGGCCAGCAAAGAACGACACTTGCGCAGACCGGGACTCAGGACGTGGCCCTGCAAACCCTGCGCGGCGAGCAGGCGCAGTCTCTCGCTAATGTAGAGGCGCAGTACAAGACCTTGGTGCAGTCCAGCGCCAGCGCCACCGATATCCTGAAGGGGTTCTCGAACGCATCGACGATTGTCCTTTCCGATACCAACACGACCGTTGAACAAAAGCAGGCGGCGATCAACACGCTGACGCAGATGATGCGTTCGAGCATGGCTGTGATCGGCGCGATTGCAAACGTGGATCTCACGGGCATTCTGAATTTCGAAGGGGGCTGATATGGCCGTCAATATTCCCGAAGCCTTGAAAGGAAGCGTTGTCCAATTGCCAGACGGCCGGGTTTGGGTTGCTGCAAGGCCGCAGACTGCTGTCGAGGGCCTGTACGACTCCTGGGGCGAGCCGGTGCAGCCAGGGCTCGATCCTGTATTCCAGCGGCATCTGGGCTTTTCGCCCGGCCCGGACGGCCAGAACTGGGTGACGAAATGGCAATTGCCGGAC